TTTATCAACAAATGACATTATGTAAATGCCTTCGTTTTCTACATAAACACTTTTAACATTTGAACTTTGTCCAATATTTCTAATTAAAGTATCTTTAATGTTTACACTTAAATCAGTTAAAGGCAGTTTATCTTTTTCAGTTGTTCTTCCTAGCGACCTTAGACCTGTGTTTGATAAAAATACAAGATCATCACCAATGGCTTGTACTGTATCTCTTGCTACAAGGCCTACACCTCTTATAACTTCATTAAGTGCAAGTGATCCTACTGTTTCTGGTCTATCATATATAACAATGTTGTTTTTACCAAATATAACTAACTTGCCATAAAAAGGTGCAATAGCAATAACATCATCAATACCCCAGACTTTAGACAAATCTATTAAACCTGCATCTCCACCTGTCCAGTCATCACCATCTAACAAATTTGAATAATAAACAACATCTGGCGATTCTGCTACGCCACCTGCCCATATTCTTCCGTAATAACCCATGCCACAAGTAGGTTTGAATTGATTAGAAGAAACAGTTGATGGTTTAGTCGCATGTGCAGTCCACCTAGAACCAGAACTTAAACTACCATCGTATCTTTGTGGTTCTATACCAGCATGAAAACAATGCAATCTGTTATTAAAATTAACAAATTGCCAATTACCAGAACTACCTGATACGGTATGTTTAACATCAGCACCACTACTAGGAAAAGCTGATGCTGGTGAAGTAAAATCTACTACATAAATACTTGTGCCATAACTAACAAAAATTTTATTTGTTCCTACATCGTCATGCTCATGTATAGATGCTATAGCTGTGCCTGATGGTTCTACTTTTTGCTTTAAACCTTTTCTAAAAGCAATACGACCAGACTCTCTGATTACTACATTTTCAGCTTTAACTAAATAAGATAAATCTAAGGAAGCAGGGTTACTTTGCGTATTTAACCCATTTAACCCAATATCAGTTAAAGATTGATAAGATACTTGTTTTGTCATTATCTAAAATTTAATCCTGTTGCGTATTGACTACTATGATTTTCATTTACAAACCAATCTGATTCGTATTTTGTATTACCACTATCTAATATTATTGCTTGTTTAAGTGCTTCATTAGCTTCTTGTGCCATTATGCTAGATTGCGTTCCACCATCTTCACCTCTTTCTGCTATTGCCCTGGCCCATGCTCCAAGAATAACTGGTTGAGCAGGAACTTTAAGCACAGTTGTTGCATCTGTAAGTTTGTCTTGGTATTTAACTATATCAAAAGAAATAGTGTGTGCTTCAGTAGGTATTGGCGATAAATCTACTTTTAAATTATTAGAACTATCACTACCATTAAAAGCATAATATAAAGGCTCACCAGTATCGTCTGTAGGGTACTTTATAGTGTTAATGTACTGTTTGCTTACTTGATGTAAATGAATGCCTGTATTGTTGTTTATTGCATCCATTATTTTTATCTCTTGACCAGATGATAAATTGTAGTTTTTTGTACTTGCTACTGTAGATATATTAACTGTTTCTCTAAGATTAAGCCAATCATGTCTTTCTTCAACACCTCTTTTAGCATCATTAATTAATGATCCTATAACTTTATGATAGGCAGATATATTAGCACTATCATTAATTGCACCTGACCAATCTGTCGCAATTGTATCTTCACGCAATCTTATTAATACTTCATTAATCAATTCTCTATAAGTCATAACCTATCCTTTAATTATTTTTCCCCATACTGAACATCTGCCATCTACAATATCTACTACTTCAACTTGAAAATTTCCATTGTCAAAAAAAGTAACAACTCCAAATGCATGATTCCAGTTATGTAGTCTGCCTTTTAACCATGTATTGTTTTCTGCTGACATATCTTTTAAACAACCCATTGACCAAGCACTTATATTTCCGTCTAACAATCTTGTTGATGAAAACCTTGAAACATCATGTGTATGTCCGTACATAATGTTTGTACCGTATCTTTCCAAATGTGTTTTAGCATGTGTAGTTGTTGTATAAGCACCATGTACAAAAGACAACTTACCAATAGTTAAAACTTCATTGTATTTACGATACTCATAACCCCTGTCATCCCATTTACAAGCATTTCTAAATAAATATTTATCAAGATATGGGTTTTCTTCTACAAAGGCATCTAGCCACTCATCATGATTACCTGCAAGTATATGTCTAGTATTGCATTTAATCTTGTCTAACACCCTGTCAAACCTGTCTATTTGCTTATTTACAGCTTTAACTTCTTTGTCTATCTCTGGTAGTTGGTATTCTAATGGTGGTCTTTTTTGCCTCTTGTATCTATGACCCGATACAGAATTCCATTCTCCAACATCGCCCAGATTTATAAATATGTCTGGCTTAATAACTTCTATCGCCTTTAGTACAACTTTGACCGCACTCTCATCATGTATCGGAAAGTGTTGATCGGGTATAACAATCGCCCTTTTCATTTTTACCTACCTTTTGCTAGTTGCGCTCCAAAGTAGAATTCGATTATCATTGTTGCCCATCCAAATATTTCATCAAACTTCAACATCCCTTCTACACTAACATATTCTATCACATCAGGTGTTAATTGAATCCCTAAAATATCAAAACCTTCTGTTACTGTAGGAATAACTGTAGGTATATCCCAAAATACAGGTGCTACTTGTGTAAATATAACTAAAGCCAGTATAGTTAAAATAATAATTCTTCGATTCATAGCAGCCATTGGACTTTCTTTATCTGCTCGATCTCTAGCTTGGTTTATAGAATCATTCCTAACTTGTAGGTTCTGAATCATTAATTTTTGTTGTTCTTGTGCTGCTTGACTTTTAAGTGCAAACAACTTAGCTACAAAACCTAATGCTATTGGTGCTACATTAGTTAAAAATCCGATCATGCGACTAACCTCAATACATTAAAAATTCCTACTTCAGAAGCTAAGAAGTAAGCAAAACCACCTAACAAAAAATATCTAATTTGATTAAGCATATTAAATATCTTTTGTATTTTGGTATTAGTATCATCAATCTTGCTAAACAACTTTGCAATCTGCCCAGAGTGTTTATCTAATTGAAGTTGGAATCTATTTTCATCCATTATCTTTTTTTCGGTTTTTTACCATATCCCATAATATCTCCTAGTTTGCTAGTGGGTTATCTAAAGACTCTTGTATACGCTTTTCCATGTCTACTTTAGTCTGCTCTACCTTAATGTCAAAGCGATCTAATTTAGTGTCGTAGTTTGTAAGTTTCGTATCTACAGACTGTAATTTAGTATCTACCTTTGACTCTAAGTTCCATTGACTGTTACGCAAATCAGTCATATCTTTTTTTAATTCAATTTTTATAGCGTTAGCATGTTCTTCTATTCTCATAACATCGCTAGAAGTCTTTGCCATCTGTCCAGCTATTGCATCTAAGTCTAAATTTGCGATTCCTTCGACTTTTTGATATAACAGGAACCCTCCATAGAGTGAACCAACAATCGTTGAAATTAGAGCAAATGCTGCGACCAAACTGGTATATGTAAACTTTAATCCCAGAAATTTTAGTCTTTTATCAACTAAACCTTCAACTTGTGCAACCTTTTCTCCTAGATCAGCCATTAGTTATTGAATGCTCCATTATTCTGTAATTGTCTTAGGTATTCAATTTCTTGCTTTAATCTTTCTACTTCTAGCCTTCTTCTTTGTAGTTCTAATTGATACAGCGTATTACAATTAATTCTTTCGTTTGGAGCATCTAAAGGAATAATTAGCCTGGCATACAATCCTATGTCTTTAGTCTGAGGATCATCTCCTTCTTTCCCTATAATTGGCACAACAGCATTATTAATTACACCTGTCATTCCAATCTCAAAGTTTGTACTACCGCCTATAGCATTTTGACAATCTAAGTCACCTGCTCTAATACTGTCTGAACCGCTTACTGAACTCATACTAGGTATCGAAAAACTCATCGAACTACTGTCTGCTATTACCTGTGAACTTAGTAATAATAAAACTAACCACCGTTTCACTTAAACCTCGAACAAATCTTAGATTCTACAATTGGCTTAAAGTCATCATTGCCTCTAAGTTTTGATGTTGAGCATATGTATTCAGCTTGTTTTGCGTTTTCTGCATTAACATATACATCAAACTTGACACGCTTCAAATACTTTATGTTTATTATCTTGTATCGAGTAACAAACGGTATAGGCTGCCAATCTTTATCAAACACTCCAATCTGATACCATTGCACATCTGACCTTTTATTAAACACTTGCATTGTGGTCATTTTGGCACTTGGTATAAACGACATTTTCCACTCTGGGTAAGTGGGTGTCATATCATGGGCAGCTACAGAACTACATAGCAATACCCATAGTATTACTGAGCGATACATTCAGCTACTACGACTGCTGTATACGATCCACCTGGAAATGCCTTTTGTTGTCCACCACCATATGTAGCTTGTGAAGAAACACTAAACCAAGTAGCACCAGCGTGAGTCAAAGCATAAGTTCGCATTGCACCACCATTAGCTGTTGTACTTGCTGCTTGATAACCAGACATATCAGAAGAAGAAGTCTGTGCTACTGCTACTGCTCCTGTCCACACAACCGTATCACCTAAACTTGGACTTGAACTAAATGAAGTAGGGTAGCTTATCTGTGCTTTGTAAGCATTAGCTAGAGATGTATCTACACGAACAATAGGCACTTGACCAGCACTAGCAGGCAGGGTAGTTAGTGTGTACGCATTTGGGTTTCCATAGTAACCAGCAGTATCAGTATTAACTGTACATCTTGACTCTACATTGCCATTAATATTAGTGTTAGCCTCAACCTTCTTTGCAAATAAAGAACACCCAGTTAGTCCTACTACCAAAAATAAAGTTATTAATTTGTTCATTTATACTGCTCCTGTATCATTTCGTTGTGTAATTGTTCTTGTGTTAAACTTCTAAAAACTAACTTGTTATCTACTACCTTTCCACCATCTAACTGAGTTGTATCACGATATACACCGCCTGAAATTTGTGCTACATAATAAGAGTTAATATTTGTAGCTGTATTTATTTGTTTTAAAAGAGATGCTTGTGATGCTGTGTTAGCTATAGTTAAGGCATTCTCTGTAGCTGCCATTGCTATTTCTAATCGTTCTCTTTCTTCATCTTCTTCTTCTGTTTCTCTTTTTTCTTCCTTTTTATCCAGAAGGTTTTCATCCACCGCTTCTGTTGTATCTTTAACAAACTCATCATCTAAAGCATCATATATTTCTATCTTAGGCATAACTGGCAATGGCGGTATGTAGTTAGGGCAACTCTCATCATTCTGTGCGTTTCTACACAAATCCCATCTGTACATATAAAGTATAGTTACATCTTCTATACTGCCTGTACCTGTACCTGTAATCCTGCCATCACCAAACTGCTCTATTGGTGTGTAAGGTAAAGGTATAACATTCTGTACTTTTCCACCATACTTACCAGACCAATCTTCTGTGTCTTGGAAAACATAACCACCACCAACTTTGTCATTCTCTATTGTGACTGTAAAGTCATCGACTACATTCTTAACTGCTGTGTAGTTGTAAAGCACACCACTTATATCTAAACCTTCTTCTGCACTTATACCTAAAGTGCCTGTGTTCATTTTCCAAGTATTGCCATATATAGCAGCATTACTGGTGTAACCAAATTCGTAACTAAAAGAATATAAAGGCAGCAGCAACAGTACCCATAATGCTAAGAGCCTTTTCACGCTTTTCTGCAACACTAATTTCATTCTTCTCCTCTGGCATTGGTATTTCATCTGTCTTAACTGCCCAGGCTCTCTTTGCCTCATCACCGATCAAGCCATCTATAGGGCAAGGTGTTCCTGCCGACATCATTGCAGACCATACATCTGGGTCTTGGCACATCACACTAACTGCTGCTACTTTCATTCCAAACATATACAACTTTTGTGCTTTCTTTAGTCTTAGGCAGTTTTCTTCTGTGTATGTCGTACCTACTGATAAACCTAAAATCTGTGTTTGTACTGAACCACTAGAACTGATCGTACATAAATCACTATTGTTTCCACTACCAAACTGAGGCGATATAGCACTAGGCGGTGGTTGTTTAACTGTTGTAGTCTGTTCGCCTGTAGTTGTAACAACACTTGTCGAATCTGTAACAATCGGGTCTGCTGCAAATACCGAACTTGACAACAACAATACAACAAATAACTTTCTCATTAGTCAGCCACTAAACTCACAAATGCTGGGTCTACTTCATCCGTAGGGTTAGCAGTAAAGTGTGTACACATATCTATGTTTCTAGTGTGCGTAGTTGTGCCATCATATTCTTTAAAGCTACCATCTTCATTGTAGGTAGCAATCTTTCTAGTTTCAGTATGAGGTTTGTTCTCGTAAGCAATAACACCAGCTAAATCTGATATGGCATTAATAGCTGTCTTGATTGTTTCGTGTTCACTATACAAAGTAGTCGCATAAGTAGAAATGTTACTAGGCACAGCAGTACCACCTTTGGCTGCTCTTGACCAGTACCAGTCTATGTCTGCTAATCTACTGGCTACAGCAGTTCTAGCCTTCTCTAGCATATTAGCTTTAAGCGTAGCTACATCTCTAGCTGTTGAGGCATATGTTCCTACAACCTCTGAGCCACTTGTGTTTACAGTAAACTCACCATTCCAATAGTATCTGCTATCAGGAGTGACTTCTCTGTATGCCTTAATACCTAGTGAGGTAAGTGTCGTACTATCCCTAAAGATTGTTCTAGGATAAAGCACATCACTAATCTCCATAGATTTAGGTGTTTTAATTATTTGTCCGTTAAAGTACCACATATTCTCTCCTATCGAGCGTTACTATATTTAAAAGGTGTTTCTGCTACGGCATAAAAAATATGGATTTCGCCATCATTAATTTCTGTTGAATTGCCTCTAAGTTTAAAGCCGTTTGATGTAAAGTCCATTGACCTACTTGATGTTGTGCCTGCTGTACCTTGTTCTGCTGTAGAACCATAAGCAGTAAGATAAGTGCCTACTACATTAGTTGGGTCTGATTTGTTATTAAACATTACAAAACCTTCGCCAGAAGTTACTGTATTTTTTATAAGTACAAAAGCTGGTTTGAATCCACAATAGACAAATGTACCATCAGCATTATCATTACCAGTATATGAACCCACCTTAGAGTAGCCATCTACAGATGCAAAATTATAGAAAATATGAGTAGCTCCATTTACTATGATATTAGTACAAGGCTTTACAACTGTAGATGTAGGTGTTTCTTCAAATACATTTGAGGCATCTTGTACAGCATTAGTTGTGTTTAATTCAATAAACTTACCAGCACCACCTAAATCTTTATGATAAGTATTCCAATTGTCGCTACCATCTATTCGCCTTTGAATAATCATTTCTGGTGCAACACCTAGATTATGAGTATATGAACTGCTATTACTAATATTTGAATCAGCGGTGACCTTAACTATAGAAAATCCAGCAGCAGCATTACTACGACCAGAAGCACTTGTTAAACCGCTTGTTACTGTTGGTGTAAAAGTATCTGGACAATTCCAGTTCCAAGCTACAAAAGTCCAATTATTGTCATTAAGGTTTCCACCTGTTCTGCTTGTGGTAAATCCATCTGAAATAAAAGTTTTTACTGCATTGCTAGTATATTCAGCACCAGTATCATCAGCCATTAAAAGTTTAGTTGCTCCTCTTACCGCATCAGCAATTCTATGGCTACCTCCATTACTTCTTCCTTTACCCCATACCCAATCTGGCTGGAAACCAACACCAGTTATACTTCTATCATCAGCACCATTACCTGTCCAAAGCACAGTATTAAAATGCTCACTAGGTACAACAGCTACATCAGGCAAGTTAGATGTACATAAAGCTAAGAAGCCTGTAGGTGGTGTGTAGTAGAAGTCACCTATGCTATTACCATCTTGATTGCCTTGTGCTGTCTTGTTACCAGCGAATGAAGAATCTTGACCGAAGTTGGCTACATAATTTACCCAATTACTACCAGCACTAGCCATACTGACAGCAATAGAATAAGTTAATCCAGTAGTTATAGAAGCGTGACCAGTACCAGCAGAAGGATTGCCAGAATTTTTCCAAACACCATTATGAGCAACCCACATTTTTCCAGCATCAAAATCTACTGCTAAAGAAAAAACTGTTCCTGTATAGTCTATGTTATCAGCTTGAGAACCATAGTTTGAAACATTACTTCCACTTCCAACATAAACATCTCCATCATAAGGGTAATAGCCATAACTATTACCAGCTTCTCCTAAATATTTACTTGTTCTATTTAATTCATTTATATCTTCTGCGACTCCAAACATCCAATCACTTGTTCTGCTAGATGCTTTTGCAAACCATTCAAAATACCATTTTCCTGTACTAACAGCAATTGTAGAGCCTGTAGTAGTATCTTGTCCACCGCTTGTATTTGATTTCCAGTCTAAATTACCTTCTGAATAAACTGCACTATTTTGATTAGTAATTAAAGGATTAAGCGTAGCAAAGTTATTCGTAGGACTATCAACAGATATATCTGACTCTGTTAGGTTATTACTTGTCCAGTCATTATTGTTACCACTTTGATCTAGCCAGTATGCGTACTCTCGTTTGTCAGCGAAAGCCATATAGATGTAAGTATCTCCATTATCATTTGCAAAGCCATAAGTTCCGTGAATTTGAAACCCATTACTATCAAAATCAACTACAGGGTAATTAGCTTCAGCATCACTAGAATTAGCAGCAAGAGATAAATTTGCTCTATTTGTTGGGTTTCGTGTATTGTCATACATAGCCCAAAGGTTTCCAGCAGAAGAAGCATTTTTAAACATTACAAATGCAGGTTTAAATCCACAAGTTACACTTGGACCTGTAGCATTACCATTGCCAGTATAACTTCCAAACTTACTATACCCAGTTACACTATGCCAACAGTAGGCTATGTAATCTTCAGTATTACTATTATGTTGCGAACCATTACCAAGAGTTACAAGAGTTGATGAAGGTGCTGTATTGTTCCAAAAGTTACTATTAGTATCTTCAGCATCAGTAAGGTTTAATCGTAAAGCTTTAGTCCAACCTATGCTTGTATGTCCTACTCCCCAATTATCATTATTAGTACCATCTCTTGATTTAACTATAACCATTTCAGGTGCAGAAGATAGTCCGTGTCCTATAGTAGCACCGCTTGAGCCATTACCAGTATAAGAAACTATACTCTGTCCATATGTAGGATTTGCTTTAACCCTTGAGTCTATTGAGCCAGTTGTATTGTAGTCTGAGATACTATCCATACCACCAGCAAATGCCATATAGATGTAGGTTTCATTATTACCATTCATATCTCCACCAGCACCACCGGGTTGAAATCCAGTTGAAGTAAAAATAAGTGCTTGTCCAGCATCAGGAGATGAATATTCAACAGCAGTAGAATCTGGATAAAGAACCTTATTTTTTATACCTAAAGGATTCCTTGTGTTGTCTACTATTATCCAATTAGCTACACCTGTTGCTTTTTTGTACATTACAAATGCTGGGGCAAATCCAGTTGTTATTACTGGTGCTGTATCATTTGCGTTTCCAACCCAACTTCCAAACTTGCTGTAACCTGTTACACTATGGAAACAATATGCTATATAATTTGTATTAGTTTCGATTGTTTCAGCATCACCATCATTAGGTAAATAAAATAAACTTGAACTTGGTGTTGTATCTGCCCATTGATTAGTGTCAGCACTAGCACTTGTTAAATTCAGATTAATTTTTTTACCGTTTCCTAAACTAGCGTGATAACCACCCCAATTACCAGTACCATTGTCTAAACGCTTTGTTAGTATGAATTCAGGAGCAGAAGATAAACCGTGTCCAACTGATGGTGTTGAAGGGTAAGAACCACCTATACCGTATTTAACTATACTCTGTCCATAAGTAGGATTTGCTCTGACAGTTGAAGTAATACTACCACTTGTATTAGTAGCAGTAGTGTTGCCCATATCCCAACCCCAAGCTATGTGTGTTGTTCCACTAGCATTTGTATCTGAATCTGAGCCGAGTCTAAACCCGTCAGGCTCAAACACTTCTAAATAATTTGCGTGAGTTGTTTCAGCTCCAGTATTACTGGTTTTTAATTGTTTGTTTGTACCTCTAACTGTATCGAATATAAAATGATGTCCTGTCGCACCTCTTTTCTTAGCCCACACTAAATCAGGTGAAAAACCAAATCCTGAAATACTTTGGTCAGCACCTGAACCTGTATAAGTAACAGCACCAAAACCAGTAGGTGTATCAGCACCCATATCCCAGTTCCAAGCAACAAATTTATTTCCATTAGAATTAACATAACCATTAGAATCAGAACCTAATGAAAAACCATCTGTTGAAGTGCTAAAAGTAGTGCCTAATGATTGCTCAGCGTTAGTAATGTTAGTCGCTAATAAATTTGATGTGCTAACAAGAGGAGTCATTAAGATGTGGTGTTCACCTGAATCTCTTTTTTTAATCCAAGTAAGGTCTGGCTTAAAACCAGTACCACCTATATATCTGTTTGTTGCATTACCTTTATAAATAACCGTACTAAAACCTTCTACTGTATAGTCATTCTTAAACGGTAGGTAGAATCCATTAGTACCATAAGTGCCTGAATATTCTTTAGGCTTCCATTCACCGTAATCACCTGTTTCTCCGAAGTCTGCTGGGGTTAATGCTTGTCCATCTATGAAGTTTACTTCTGCTAGGTAGCCATCATAATCAGCAGCAGCAGCTTGGTCAGCACCTATCCAATTAAGTTTAGTGTTAAGATTCATATAAGTATCTTCACTAGAACTATATTGACCATTAGTATTATTTAATGTAATTTGAGAGCCATTTACATAAATTTTTAATCTGTTAGTATCTGTTCCTTGTGTTGTATCAACAGCAATTAATAAATGATACCAAGCACTTGTATCACGAAATACCATATCAGATTGCCAATATCTATCTGCTCCAGAATCCTTATCGCCAAATTGTAATTTACCATCACCTCTTATAAAAACTACTGTGTATTCATCATAATTAGAACCAGCACCAAATATATTTCTATTAGCACCTAAATTTCCTAATTTTAACCAAGTGCTAAAAGTCCAAGTTTTGCGATTAGATGTAGTTGTCGGTGTTTTTGTTAAATATGTAGAACGACCATCTTCAAATTTAAGACCTTGGTCTATAGTATAAGCCTCTCCAGAAGCATACATCCATTGTGGTGAACCTATTGCCATATTATGCGAAAGCCAATTGTGGAGTTCCTAATAAAATTCTTCCTGAAGCAACTACAACATAAGGAACAATGTCGGTTGCT